AAGAAAGCAGGTGTAAATGTGGACCAAGTGCCAGAAGATGTTCAAAATGCATTAACTCGTGATTATTCTGGTTTGATGAAAGCAATTAATAAAAAGAAAACAGGTGAAGGTGGGTTTAGACCATAAGGTAAACAATGGCAAGAAGTGTAAGAGAAATAGATAGAAATGATGACAAGTATGTTGGAATAAGATTTCCATTGGACCATAGTCCAGAGGGATTTTTCTATAAAACGAAAACCGTATTAGAACAATCAAAAGCAAATCTTAGAAATCTATTACTTACCACACCAGGTGAAAGAGTATTTCAACCAAACTTTGGAAGTCGTTTAAAAAATATTGTCTTTGAACAAGGACAAGATATTCCTAATAGAGTTGAAGAATCTATTAGAACAGCTACCGATACTTTCTTACCTTATATCAACATTATAAATGTATTCACTATACAAGAACAAAATCAAGTCAATATTCAGGTTGAGTTTTCAGTCACACTTAATCCAGATGTAATTGAACTATTATCATTTGACTTTAGAATTGGAGAATAGAAATGTCCGACTACGGAACAAATAAAAAAACATTATCAAAAGAAGTAAATTATCTCGGTAGAGACTTTACAGATATTAGAGAAAACTTAATAGAGTTTGCGAAATCATATTTCCCAAATCAATACAATGACTTTAATGAAGCATCACCAGGTATGATGTTTGTTGAAATGGCAGCGTATGTGGGAGATGTATTGAATTACTATGTTGATAACCAATTCAGAGAAACTTTAATTCAATTCGCAGAAGAAAGAAAAAATGTATTGTCAATCGCTCAGTCATATGGGTATAAACCAAGATTAGCATCACCTGCTATTGTTGAGATGACATTTAGTATTGATGTTCCAGCAGTAGCTATCGACGCAAATAATTACAAACCCAATTTAGATTTCGCAGGAAAGATAGAATCCAATTCAACTCTGGTAGCAAATAATGGAACAGAATTTACATTATTAGATGATGTTGATTTTAAAGTATCAAGTTCATTAGATAATATGGAAGTAAAAGCATTACAACCCACATCAGGTAATATTCCTACAAACTTTAGATTAACTAAAAAAGGTATGGCTCAATCTGGTGTAAGAGAAGAAGAAGAATTTACATTTACAAGTGCAAAAGAATTCGATAAAATTATTTTATCTAATGATAAAGTTACAAGTATAGTTGAAGTTACAGATAGTGAAAATAATAAATTTTATGAAGTTCCATTTTTAGCACAGGATACGGTTTTTGAAGATGAAGAAAATTCAACGCTCAATGACCCAGCGTTAGCTGAATTTAAAACTGATACACCTTATTTGTTAAAATTAATAAAGGCATCAAGAAGATTTACAACAAGAGCTCGTGATGACAATCGTATGGAATTGAGATTCGGTTCAGGTATTAGTGATAATGCAGATGAAGAAATAATTCCAAATCCAGACAATGTCGGTTCAAGGTTAGGTCTTGGTGTATCAAGATTAGATGAGTCATTTGACCCAAGTAATTTCTTAAAGACAAGAACATTTGGATTAGCACCAAGTAACACAACACTTACCGTATCTTATAATTATGGTGGAGCAGTAGAACATAATGTATCAACAAATAGTATAACATCTTTTAATAGATTAACTTATACAAATACTACACAAGGTTTAAGTGCAACTACATTAGCTGCGGTAAAAGCAAGTATCACACCTATTAATGAAGAACCAGCTTCGGGTGGGGCTTCAACAGAAACCATTACAGAAATAAAACAAAATGCATCTGCTTACTTTAATGCACAAAATAGAGCAGTTACAAAAGCAGACTACATAACAAGAGTTTATTCTTTACCACAAAAATATGGTAATGTAGCAAAAGCATTTATTGTTCAAGATGAACAATTAGAACAGAATGGACAATTAGTTATTAATGATGGATTAGTAGTTGATACGAGAAGTCAAGGAACAGAAGTTAAAAATCCATTAGCACTAAATATGTATTTATTAGGATACGACTCAACCAAAAGTTTAGTTAGATTGAATAGAGCAGTAAAACAAAATGTTAAGACTTATCTTTCACAATATAGATTATTAACAGACGCTATCAATATTAAAGACGGATACATAATTAACTTTGGTGTAAAATATAATATTGTTACAAAGAGAGGGTATAATAAAAATGATGTATTGTTTAGAACAATACAAAAAGTAAAAGAATTCTTTCAAGTAGAGAAGTGGCAAATGAATCAACCAATTATATTGAGTGATTTAGCATATCAGATTTCTACTTGTGAGGGTGTAGTATCATTAGTTCCACCAGCAGAAAATAATCCAAACAACGAACTTATACTTATTGAGAATAAGTTTGAAACAGGTCTTGGATATAGTGGTAATACTTATGATATGTTATCAGCTACAAAAGACGGAATCATTTATCCATCATTAGACCCAAGTATATTTGAATTAAAAAACCCAAATAGCGATATTGAGGGTAGAGTAGTGGGAGATAGATAATGCATTATTTTGAATTTGGTAAAAGAGATACAACACTTTATTCTGGTGGAACAACAGCATCAAGAAATACTGGTATTGATGAAATATTGGAAATTAATAAAGTTGTAAACAACAATGGTACGGTAGGTAATGTATCAAGAGTATTGATTGACTTTGATTTAAGTTTTATCTCTAAGTCTATACAGGACGGGAAGATACCTTCTACTGCAAAATATTATTTAAATTTATTTGACGCAACTTCAGAAGAAGTAGAAGTTGAACAACCACTACACGTTTATATGGTTAGTGGTAGTTGGAAACAAGGTTCAGGAAAACTTGACCACGACCCAGTAACTGATAATGGAGCTACATATCAATATAGAAACCACGAGGCAAAAACACCTTGGGTAACAGGTTCAGTATTGACTGAAGGTGGTTCTTGGTTTACTGCGAGTAATGGTCAATATGAAGTTAGTTCATCTTATGATTTAACATTTGATAAAAAAGATGTTAGGGCAGATGTAACAAACTTGGTAAACAATTTTATTTACTCAAGTTCAGTTTATCCAAACAATGGATTTATCGTTAAGAGAGAAGATAGTGGTTCTTATGGAAACAATCACGCAACTGCAAGTTTTGATTTCAATACAGGACAAGAGGGTGATAGTTCAAGATTAGGAAACCTAAAATATTTTTCAAGAGAAACACATACAATCTATCCACCTAAGTTAGAAGTTGAGTGGGACGATTCATCTTGGAACTCAGGAAGTTTATCACCATTAAGTTCAACAGACTTAGAAAGACTAAAAGTTTATTTCAAGAATATGAAAACAGAATATAAAGAAAAATCAATTGTAAAATTTAGAGTCGTTGGTAGAGAACTTTATCCTTCATCAAGTTTCAGCGCAACACCAAGTGAGTTAGGTGTTAAATATTTACCAAGCGCTTCAGTAGAGTATGAAGTAAGAGACGCTGATACTGAAGAAGTAATCATACCTTTTGGTAGTGGTTCAAGAGTTAGTTGTGATTCGGACGGAAACTTTTTCCGAGTTCAAATGAACGGACTACAAGCAGAAAGAGATTATCGTTTTTGTATTAAGGTTGTTAGTGGTAGCGGAACAACAGACGAACAAATAAACTTCTATGATGATAATTATGAATTTAGAGTTGTGAGATAACAATGCCTTATTTACCAAGTGAAGCAGCAAAAAAATCTAAAGTATATAGTAATATACTTAATGGTCCTGAAATAGAATATCAAAAGGAAATAGACTTTTTAAAACAACAACAAGCTATTTCTGGTTCAGTAGATGCCAATACACCACTTAGAGATGATGAGGGATTTTTAGTTTCATTTGAGGGTGAAACACCAGGTGTTTCATTAGAAGAAGAATTTGAACAAGTTCGTTTAGAAAATGCACAATACTTTTTTGAGGGAGAAATTGACAACGAATTTACACATTACTTTCAACCCGAAGAAGACCCAGACGAAGATGATGAGGAAGAAGATAATGCTACTGAAGAAGCAACAGACGAACAAGTAGAATTCCAAATGACAAAACGAGATAATTTAATTCAAGTTATGAATGTTTACTTTAATGAAGAATTTACACCAGATATATCAACTGACAAATTACACTCACTATTAAAGGAGTTTTTTAATATAGAAGGTAAGAGACCACCATTGACATTGAAGGGGTTCGTTGGAAATAAAAAGAAATTTAAAAACGCTGAAGGTTGGGAAGAATTTAGAAAAGATAAACTTAGTGTTAAAAGATTTACAAAAAAAGGAAAAAAGAAAAGACCAGGTGGAGGTCGTGGTCATAGACACAACTATCGTTCTTTAAAAAAAGATTTAAACTCTTATCAATATGATGAAGTAATTAATAAACAATTATATCATACCAAACGAGGACAAGAAATTTGGTTACAATTAGGTTTTCCATACCAACCGGATGAGGCATAATGGCATTAGAATACGGATTTACACAACAAGAAAGAAACCAATACTTTAATCCTGAAAAGGTTTATAGTAGTTGGGGAAAAGACTTTGAAAGCGATTTTATGGTTCTATATGTTTATGATATGGAAGATAATTTTCTTATCAGTAAAATTATGGGTCTTAATGAAGTTAACTTTCAAAATGACGGAGATTTTATAGACCTTGATGTAGGACAGCACCTAAGAGATTTAGGATTTAGTGAGGGTGATTATAATGTTACATATAAGTTTCTTAGAAGATTAGCTGGTAGAGAAACTACTCAATTTGTAGATAGTAAAGGAATAATCTTTGATGGACAAGTTGATAGAGATGTAGTAAATGATGAAGTAAAGTTTTTTAAATCTACCGGAGATGAATCAGATAAGAGTAGTCGTGAGGAAGTATTCATAAAAGAAATGAAATACAAACTTGTAGAAACATCACCAGACAGAACAGAATTTATATTACAACTTGATGATAAAATAAAAAATTCAGAATATATACACGAGTTTGCGGAAATGGGTGAAATGATTCAATACAAACCAGTAAGTAGACAAAATATGGGTTCTATAAAATTTGAATCTAAAGACCCGCAGGTTTTAGAGTTTGACATAGACCCAACAGATAGAGGATTTACACAAAATATGGTAGGTGGTCAAATCGTTATACCAAAACTATATAAAGTTGATGGAGATGAAGATACTGATAATAGTGATATTGTATTAGATGATGATGATAAACCAAATTTACAAGAACTTCTTGGTGATGGAGCAGCTTCTGATTTCAGAAGTGATGGAATATCAAACAAAGAATTAATTGACATAATGTTAAATGACCCAGACCCAATTGAAAGAGAAATAGCAGACGGAGCATTACAAGAACGAGCAAACGAGCAATACTAATGGCAAGAAGAGCATTCATAGGAGCAAACAGAAGAACTGACGGAATTCGTAGGAAAACGGGACGAGCAGAAGTAGCACAAGGTGCTCGTTCAAGAAATACAGGATTATCAGTCCAAGATAATAGCTTTACCCCAATAAGGGTAGATATACCAACACCAAATCCAGGACCAGGAGGAATAGGACCACAAAATATAGAGGTGTTAGAAGAAATAAAACCATTACCAATAGATGATAATGGACCAGTTCCTAAACCACAAACCATAAATGGATTTCCGGTCGATATTAAAACAAATAGACCAGGTCAAGGTGATACAAAAGGTGATGAAATTATTTCTGATGTTGATTTAAAGGAAGAGAAAAAAAGAAAAGATTTAATTTTACCACCACCACCGCCGCCGCCAAAAGGACCTTTCATTAAAGACTTACCAGATTTCAAAGAGGTAAAAACGGGGATTGGAGTTTTAGGTTCAGGTGATGTAAGACAACAAGAGATTTTAGGTGGACCAATAGAGATTAAAAAGAAAAAGAAAATTGTTCGTATTAAAAGAAAACCTATTAAGGTAGATGTTAGAAAAGTAAAATCTAAAAGAGGTAATGCCAGAAACAATATTAAAGCAGGTCTTAAAAAAGAAAGAGTTCC